TAGGGTCAGAAATAAATTTATCACCACGTTTAGCTTTAGTATCACATATTAACTTACTTTTAGTTAACCACCATTCTACTTTAACAGGATAGTGTTTTGATTTACTAAATGTAGTAGAATAAGCTTTATGATAAATTGTAATTGTGTCTTGGGCAAAGACATTTGAAATAAGTAATAAAAATAATAATAATATTCTCATAGATTAACCTATAAATGTTTTATCTAAAGCTTGTCCTTCATACGGACCTGTTTTATATTCGTAAACTAACGTATTATTTTCTAGTATTAAATAATTATGTCCTCCTTGAAGAGTAAAGCTTGCATCTCCTGGTTCTAAAATACGCTCAGCAATAATAGTATCATCTAAATCGTAGAAAATACATTTTACTTTGCCTTGAACTACAATCCAACTCTCTTGTGCAATTACATCTCTTGTTCTCTCTTTCCAAATATGTCTGTGAGGTCTAAAAGTTTTACCCTGTTCCATATTGAGGATAGAACATTGAATAAAATTCTCTTCAGAAACGATATCTTTTCTTCCAGGAGCCATATCTTCTTTTCGAACGATAATGTGAAGTAAAACTTCAGTCTCATGCTTACTGTAAATATTTTCCATGCTATAGTTTTATCCAAGTTTCAGGGATCAGATCTCGTGTATCTAGATCTATTCTTGCAGGACCGAACCACTCCTTAGGTGCTATGACTATTTTATTTTGATTTTGATTAAGCCATGCTCCCCACCAGCTGAAAGTACTATTGGCGATAATATTATGATTACAGTATGACATTAGGTATAGATCGATATAGTCTTCTTCTCTTTCAATATAAGTAATATCTTCTGATTCTCCAAATACTCCTTTACAGTAGTTTATATCATCACTAAAAATTACATAACTATCAATCTGAGTATTTGAAGTTAGATACTTGATTGCTCTTGTATAGTACTCACTACTTGCAATCGGATGATGGTTAGGCAAGTTTACATAATCGCCTCTCCGTATATGAATTGATAAAGCATTACAGCTTAGAATTTTTCTGTATTTATCTTCAATATACTTTTTTATCTGATCGGTAGGAGAAAATAGATCTAGGATTAATTGACGGTTATGAGCAAAATATCTTTCAGATTGCATATAACCTCTATAGATAATATCATCATGTGATTTGAGATCATGATATCCATAATTCAATTCTAGATAAAAAAACTTACTAGCATCAATATCTTCTCGAGGTACCTTAGAAAAAATATTATGGTGATAGTTACCAAAAGAAGGATTCTTAATTTGAGGAAATGTAACTTTAAGGTTATTATCATAAGCATGACTATACAAAGCTGCTACCTGAAACATTTGGTTACATAATCCGAAATTATACTTACCGTCTCCTGGACCTAAAATATCACAGGTTATGAATCCTGTCATAGACTTTCTGCTTTGTTCTAATAATCGCTTCTGTTTCTTTTTGTTTATTCAACCCTAATTTAGCTTCATTCATTTCATTCTCTCTATTCAAAATCAAGAGTATGTCATCTGTTTTAATAGCTCTTTTATTCCCAGCCATTTCAAGCATAGGAAACATAAGCGCTAGATCACTCGCTTCAGTATAAATCTTACCTGTTCTAGGATCTAACAGATCGTTCCTATCGACTTTTTTAAAAAGGCCTGCTTTGTAAGTCCGTAAGTGACTGGATACAAAAGGATATTGCTTGTAAGCATTTGCATCACTTACTTCATTCGGAATAGAAAGAGATGCGTGTCCGCCTAATTGTCCGCTTGGGTACATTTGATAGTTACCATAAGTCAGCCAACATTGTGTGTTATTGTAGACGCTATTTAGATACTGTAAAACGAACACTGAAGCTAGCCAATCGTCCCCGTCTATATTAACAATGATATCTTCATCTGCAGGATTAGCATAATCGAAGGCTTTAACAATATTTTCTAATGGGGATCCGGCATTAAATTCGTTTTTAAAAATATGAAACCTGGTATCTCCAGCTATCTCTTCTATCAACCTCCCTATAGTATTATCTGGAGATGCATCATCAACAAAATACACCTCGAAGTTTTTATAGGATTGAAACTTAAGCATATTAACGTACATCTCAATCCATCTAGAAACCTTATATGCTGCTGTAAGAATAATAAATTTATTCATAGTTAATCAAAAAGAACTATACCTGTTCCGCTAAAATGTCCTAAATTAGTAATGTCTTTTTTTTCATAAGTTATTTCATTCCAATAACTTACCATAGCATCATTTAAATAAATGTCATCGAGAAGTAAAATTCCTTTCCAGTTTATTTTTTTAAGATATTCATAAACGGCGTTTTCAAAAGGACCGTCATGAGCTGTATCTAAAATTATTATACTACTTTTCTCAAACAGTTGAATCTTTTCAGTATCTAAAATATTCTCTACATAAAAATAGCAGTTATCAGTAGGCTGATTTACCATTCTTCTATCAACTAGGTCAAACGAATGAACAGTATTAGTTTTATTTGATGCTAGTGCTAAACATGAACATCCTATGTGAGTCCCTAGGTCTATAATAATTTCATTACTAACTAAACTGGCAATATTTACTAGCAGTCTATAATGCTCTCTTCCTGCTTTGTCAGTAAAAAAATTCCTATAATTATGATCTGTAATATTCAAGGATAGTTCCTCTACTTCAACATTATTAATTGTTTCAGGTGTAGTACTAATAATTGTTTCGTAAATTTTTTTTAGAATCATTTTGTATAGTTTTATACAGTTCTATAATAACCTCCTATCTGGAATTTAGTTTTAGTATTTATAGAACCATACTCACTTGGCTTGTATCTAGAATAAGTCATAACCCTAAAGTCTACACTAACTCGGCACTTACCTGTTATATTAATTTTATTTCCATGTCTTAGATTGGCACCATCCCACTGTACCAATTCTCCATACTTACACTCTATAGGTAGATAATCCCCTTTATCTTCTTCAGATTCTACCCAAATAGTATTAGTATCGAAGGCCTCAGTAAAAGGTAAGAAGAAATTATCTTCATCTACTTCTCCTGCCCATTTAACGTCTCTATAATTTTTATCCTTATGAAACTCTCCAACGGCAATATTATTAGGGTAAGCAACTCTGAAGGTAGGAATTGCTTGATATACTATCTGTTCGCCATATAAAGGTTTAACTACTTTAAGAATGAAACTATTGTAGAGCTTTTCGAATGAATCTGTTCGCGCCCACTCGTAGAAAGCTTTATGGTACTTTGTACTTTGATCATTCTCTCTCTTGAAAACATCTACTTCATCATTTAATAAAGCAAGATCATTAACCTCAAATAGTTTTTCAATAGCTTCTTTAAATGGAAAGGTAGTAGTATCGTAAGTTACTGTAGTCATATCACTTGTTTGAAAGTATATTAAAAAATTCTATCATTCTTTGTTTCCATGTATGCTTTTCAAGACATATTTGATTTGCTCTTAATGCTAGCTCCGCTCTTAGATCAGGTTTATCTAAGTAAAAGTCAATAGCGTCTATCCAATCCTCTTTCGAAATATAAGGAATAGCCCCGTCAAAAACATTTAACACCTCGGGATGATCGCTTATTTGGAAATTATTACTTAATGCTATTTCATAAACCCTAGTATTAAAATCTAACTTAAATCCTTCTTGGTCTAACTGCTCTCTTTTTTGTTGGTCGTAATGGAAGTTCAAATTTACTTTGGTAGCGTTATATACTTCATTTAAAAAAGAGTATTTAACGGTAGGATAGTTTATACCTTTATAATAGAAGCCTCCAAAGAAACCCTTATAACCTCTATCGATCACAGGAAATAAATAAACATCTTGATATCTATATCCATGTCCTTGGCCTCCGAATCCTCCTACAAAGCTTACATCGTAGGTTTTACTAAATTCGTTTACAGTTTTATAGTAAATACTTTGAGTAGCTGCTAGAGGTAAGAATGCTACCGGCAGTCCATTTTCTTCAAACTTCTTTTTAACATATTCATGCTTCATAAATGGCTCTATCCAAAGATCTACTACCCCTTTTAATCTTAAAAAGTAATCTTTAAAGCCAGAAAAATTAACAATAATTTTAGTGCTTGGATGTTTGTCTTTAAACGTTAAAACAGGTATTAACATCTCAGGAGTTATTCCCATAATAACTAAGAGATCTGGACTTTCTGGAAGCTCGTATGCGTTTAAGTCATATTTAAATTCAAGAATATAAGGTTCGTGACCTAGGTTTTCTAGTCCTTCATACCATCCAACTCCTCCAGGAACGAAATGATCTAATGATTCATATATTGCTACTTTTAAACTTTTCATTAAAATGTATTATAAAAAGCATTTTGACTTTCTTGTCTCTCTATTCCTTTCTTATGTATTAAACAAAACTCTTCAGTTGCAGGAAGCATAACATAATTACTATGTCCGATAATTACTTCATGTACTTTACTTACCCAGCTAATCTTCGGGGAATTTTGGAGTATTCTTGTTTGGTAATCAGGGAAGTTAACATAGCCGGTATCGTTTACATGCCATCTCCATTTCTGAATATGCTCTTGAGTTAGACCTTCTACTAAATTTATTCTAGGTACCAAGAAAAGATCTACAGTAGGATTTGCAGCTAATATTTCAGGTAAATTCAATAATAATTCAGGGTATAGATATTCATCTGCATCGATCTGGAATATCCATTCTCCAGTACATTTGCTCTTCAGATTATTCTTGAATGCAGCAAAGTTGCCCTTCAACGGAAACTGCCATAGTGAGAATGCCGGATACCTGCTTATAACTTCCAATACCTCTTTAGTTACAGAAGTATCAACTTGAATAACTACCTCGTCTACGTCTCTGATACCTCTATCTAGCTGATCAAGTAGACGAGCTAATTCCTCGTGCTCGTTATGAGCGGTAACAGCGTAACTTATTCTGAACATTATTCTTGATTAAATACTCCAATATAATCACACGCTTCTATAAAATCACTTCCAAAGTGCTTGATTGATTTAGCATCAGATTTATAGGATAAATTTTTATACTTCGGTTGCTTTTTTTCTTCCTCGGTTAAAGGAATTACTTTAATAGCCGACCATTGCGTTTCTTCTTTAGTCTTTCCATTCAGAAAAACAGTGCCTCTATCGGATATGTTGATACTAATTGGATACCATACTCTCTGTTGATTATCTACAAATTTAGTATCCTTATAAAGTTCAGGTAGAGTTTCTTCGTATTCTTCAAAATTAAACTCTCCTTGCTTCATTAAATCGTTAGTCTGAAAGCCACATCCCCAGCAGAAATAATTAAATTTAGTTTCGTTTATGGGTGTTACGTAGCAGCCGTCGCATCCACATTTAGGGCATATTATCATCTGATCAGTCATTCAGTAGCGTTTTATCTTTTAGAAGTAGATTAGTGTTAGTAGAATGCCAAATCTTTATAGGTTCGGGCATATCTGATGTTGCATTAGGCTTAGGACTATAATCAGGAAAAGACAACGTGTCTTGTACTTTATTAAGTTCTTCTAGAATAGTATCCCATTGCTCGGGAGTAATATTGTACGAATTAGCTGCTTTAGAAAATCCTTTTAACCAGGTAGTAAATTCTTTAGATGTCATAAAGTTAATTTTGTAAGTTTAGGAAGTTCAATTTTTTTTAGCTTAGGTAATACTATCTCTTTTTGTTCAGGTACGTAACGGTTTAAATATTCATTTAAAACTAAGACCATGTTGTCCCAGTTAAATTCATTTTTAATTTTATAAGCTTGCCTCTTAGCAGGTCCTTCAAATTTACTATAATTTTTATAAACGTCAACTAAAGCTTGGGCAGCTGCAGAATGATTGACTGAGAACCAAGATGAGCCTTCTATAATTAGCCCTTTTGCAAATGCTGAAGGATGTACGGGAGTTATTTCTCCTGGGAGAAGGATGCTAAATTCAGGGTTCAAAAAATCAGTATGACCGGACCATCCTGAAGCGATTAAAGGTTTTTTAGATAGACTGAATTCAGCTAATGGTCTACCGAAGCCTTCTCCTTTAGTTAGAGATACGAAAGCCTTCACTTTTGGATGATTATATAAATTGTTAATCTCCTTATCATCTAAATCACCGTGTACGAGATAAATATTTGGAAGTTTTTTTGCTTCTACGCTTTCTCTAATTATATCTATTTTTCTTAATACCTCATCTCTATCCATTATGCTAGCACCAGCTTGAGAAGTTTTTAAAATCAAGGCTGGTTGTTCTTTTTTATCTTTAAACGATTCTAAAAATATCTTAATTAAAAGACTCGTATTCTTTCTATCTTCGCCGAAGTCTCCTGGGAGCCAATGCCCCACAAATAAGTAACTAAATTGCTCTGAAATACTATTTAGATTATTGACAAGAGGAGTACACTCTAATTGTTCTTTAGGGATATAAAAATACTTATTTAAATCTACACCTTCAAATAATATCTCTACAGGGGCTTTTATTTTAATTATTTCAACTACAGCGTTACTATTTTTATCCCTCTGCTCATAAGTAGTACTTTCAAATACTTTTTTAGCATGATTAGAAGATACTAAAACTAAATTCATTTTATTACATCCTATAATGAATTCGGGGTCGCATACAGTAGTCTCTATTCCGGCAGTTACTCCGATATTTACTTTACCTACAGGCTGAAATTCATTTGGAACCGTAATCTGTATCCATACATCTGGTTGCTTAGGTAACTGATTGTTTATTAAAAGAGGTTTCATCCATCCCCACTCCTCTAGATTATCATCTATAAAACCCCAAGGAGTACTACCCCATCTCTGAGACATAATTTTTATATCCCATTGATCTTTTTTTAGTTCGTAAACTGCTTTTATAAAATCCCTCGCTCTTGCTCCATAACCGCTATAAGTATCCGGCGGAGCTGAAATAACACAGAACTGCTTCATTTTAATAAGTTAGCTTATGTATAATTTTTTTCTTAGGTAATTTTGATATCTTAATAAATTCGTGACTTGGTCTCGGCTTCCATTTAGCAAAAGTCTCTTCAAGTGTATCTATAACATTTTTACACATAGCTCTAGCTGACATCATAGATTCGTCCGAAGTTACCCATTTTCGAGCTTCCGCTCCGATAAACTTACGGAAATTCTCGCCTGATTTATAACAAGCAGATATTTGAATAGCGATATCTCGGAAGTCGGCTTTGTCGTCAAAGATATACGGAGTAGGTACGGACCCTACAAGACTAATATTGCTAGGAAATATGGGGAATGCCCAATTGCCGTGAGTCTTATAAGTTCCGAAATGATTGCTACAAAAGTTTTCGTTAAACTCTATCCAATTGCCTTGCTTATCTTCAAATCTAATTTGATCTTGCATTCCTCCGGTAACTGTTGCAATTATAGGCCTACCACACATCATACCTTCAGTAAGCGACAGTCCCCATCCTTCATTAGAAGAGACGAGGGCTACTACGTCACAGCAGTTATATAATATATTCATATCATAAGGAGAGTTTCTATCAGTAGAAAATACTACCCTATGTCTCTCAGGATCACATAACAGCTCGATAACTGCCGGAAGATCGGTTCCGTTATCATCTACAGGCTGTGTGTGTAGGAGTAATGCACATTTTTTAGCTTCTTCTAGAGGCAACTGATTGCAAAATTCAACATAACCTACTATCAAATCAGGTACACACTTCCTTCTAATATTTCGCGCGTTATAAAGAATAACGAAATTAGGTTGATTTTCTCCAAAAAACTTCTTTTTCTTCTCTTTAACCTTACTATAGTCTTCTGTCATTTCAGGAGTAATGGGATAGAATACTTCCTCGTTGATACCGTGAGGAACATATTTTATTACTTTGTCCTTAGCTTTTTCTCCAAGTACTAGCTTATTAATATTAAAAGTTTGCTTTGAGATAGCCATCAATGCATCACAAGATTCATAATAAGCTTTATTATAGAGAGGTGCAGGTAAATCGTCCCATATATTAAGATATACCATTGGTATTTTCTTTCTTACTTCATTCTCTATCTGAAAAAGCCAGATCCAATATCTAGGATCAGTAAAGAAAACGATAGCATCAGGCTTTTCGATTTCAATTAATTGACGTAAGATCTCTTGAGATCCATAACCTGAGTGAGGATATATAAAAACCGAAGCATCTTCGATCTTCGCTAAAGTGTTTGTATCTGCGCATAAATCAAGTTTTTTACCTGCTTCTGGGTGTGTAATAGCTGCGCCTAAGTTAACCCAGTTTAAGCGATGAGAGGTTCCGATAACTATCTCTTTAGCCATTGTAGATATTCCAGAGGTAAATCGAATATCGTCTGCAAGCAAAAGTATTTTTTTTCTCTGCTCTTTTGGAATATAACCTTCTTTTGACATGTAATTTATAGATTTATATCTTTCACTTTTTTAATTGCTTGAGACAGTATATTATCATAGTATAATTCATAGAACTATAATTAAAGTTTTCGTATAATTTTAAATAATTTTATAAGTTTCCAACAAAATATATAACAATCTCATGCCTATTTTTGAATACTTAAACTTATTCTGTTGGTTTGATATAACGAGCACTTAATTGATTATTAATAGTTCTTTTGAAGTCTTCGTTTGTAAGGTAAAGGAACATAGCTCTTTCTAAAAGATTTCTCATTGTAATCCTATTCTTTAAGCCCTCTTGCTTAAAGGCTTCAAATAATTCATCTTGAAGCCTGACTGTTGTCAGGATATCTCCTTTTTTGCCGATATGCATATACTTGGTTTATTAATAAATAGTACGATCTATATCTAAAACTATATATCACTAGTTGTTTTTTCTGTCGCAAAGATCTGGTTTATCGAAATAGGGGCAAAATTTGCACTTAGCTATATTTTTAAAATAAATCTTTTCTTGATACCCTCCTTCTAAATTAAAGACATCATTTACGAAACTTTGAAAATCTTCAAAAGCATTCTTTACTTTCCTAATCCCGTGTGGGGGTATAAACTCCTGTACTCTCTTAGGGGCAAACTCAAGATTCTCATTGATTTTTCTACGTACTATAAAAAACTGTATGTCTATCTTATCTTCAGGAACATTGCGTAAAGCTGAGAAAAACCGTTTATACAAAAGAATTTGATTAATTTTAGTTTGATCTTTCTTCTCGTAGTCAGACCAGCCTCTTGTAGAAGTCTTAATATCGTAAATAGTATACTTATCGAGAATTTTATTATATATAACGAGATCAATGAAACCTTTCATCTTAACGAACTTCAATTCTTCTACAATAGTCCCGTTAATAGGAATCTCTATACCAACGAGCTCGTGATTCTTTCTCTTAAAAAATAACCCTCGCTTTCTTTTAATAAAATTTAATATCGCTACTGCATCGTCATTGAACTCGCTTAGTTCTTCAGGATTTGAGAAATGGCTTACTACTGAGTTCTCCTTATATAATTCTATAAACCTAGTTTTAAAATAAGTAGGTAGATCGATCTTATCTGCTGCAGAGATCGATACCTCGAACATTACCTTTAAATAGTTTTGTAATGTTTCATGGAAGGCTGTACCGAAAATTAAATGTACTGAAGGCTTAAAAGGTTGTAGCTTTTTAACATAAGATAGGTACCATTGGTGTGGACAAGTCTTATAGATTTGATATTGAGAAAATGATACAGTTTTATCTTTTGTCATATAACGCTCTTATTTTATTACCTAACTCTTGATCGTTAGGGTACTGTTTAACTAAATCCTGAACAGTATTAAGAGTCGTTATTTCTTTCTTTAAGTATTGAGCGAAATCTAAAGCTTCTTCATAAGCATGCTGAAGCATATTTTCGTGATTATTTTGACTAAGTGTTGAATTATACTTTTTCCAACCTCTATCAGCTCTACTGTTTAAATCGCTAATAACCGCTTTCGTAATACTATCCTCAGGTCTTCCAGGTCCGTTTGTAATTGTAATAGCCCCTAAATCTCTATTCCAAGTCATTAGCTAAATTTTTAGGTTGAAACTCTTTATTTACGTATCCGCATTTACTACAAGCAAAACTCGGAATAGGTATAAGAGCGTCGCTGTCAGTACCGGCAATGAATTTGCTTACTTTTCGTAAGAAGGTTACTTGCGTAAATTTATCATTTCCACACTCGTCGCATGTAATGGAAATAGTCTTATCAAGAGATATGTTAAGATTCACTTGCTTTTGCAGCATATTATCTAGTTTATACTTTTATTATAAGAAAAAAGTTACTGCTCTTCAACTTGTTTTTTATTTTTTGTTAGTTAATTTATTTTCTAATCTATCAAAACGTGAATCCATTTGACTGTAAATATCTCTTTCAACATTATCAACATGTCTAGATACGTTTTGAATTTCAGTATTAATTATTCTGAGAATGTTTTCATTTTCACGAGATAATAACGTTTCTAGATCATTAACTCGTATTTGTACTTTATTTACCTTAACGAATGCGTAAACAGCAACTATTGCCGTAGCAATAACCACCACAGACGCTATCCCTAAAATGAATGATAGTGTTTCCATAATTTGTCTCTCCTTATATGTCAAAGAGCAGTAACTTGGAACAGGGGAAGGAATCGAACCTTCACGCCTTGCGGCAGACTTTCGTCTACGTCTAACCTTCGGCGGTCATATGCCCGCTCTTTTTCGCCACCCTGTTCGTTGACTCTACTGGAATCGAACCAGTCACCTACTGATTATGAGTCAGCCGCTCTCACCAACTGAGCTAAGAGTCAGTATAAGGTGACTATACTGGAATCGAACCAGTGGCACGGCCTGATTTAGGGCTTGCTCTAACCTTCTGAGCTAATAGTCACTCCGTTTTGTAAACGCTTTCAAACCGTCTTCAGTATACTAATATAAGTATTTTATTTTAAATTACAAACATTTAAATAAAAAAAAAGAGTTTACAGCAAATCTCTTCTCTTAGATAGTGGCGTTTTCCTTTTTTGCCTCTTTGGTAGCATACTTTATACCCATAATTGTTCCGACTATTGCCTCTAACCTGCTTACCAACTCCTCTTTTGACAGATTTTTCATTTTTCGTCGCTTTTGTTCTTATTGATAAACTTGTCGACTGATGCAATACCAAAAGAGCCGAGAACTATTATCATAAAACCATCAAATACAAATTCATGTATAGGCATATCTTTTCCCATTACTCCTGTAATAATATCTATTACTAGAGTAATTACCATCATAATAAATGCACCAAATCCTACAACTGCTTTTTCATTAATTGTGTTGCTGTCATCAAACAGCGATTTAAACCATCTCATACTCTTGATTTTTGATTATTATTAATGACTATTTGTATGTAGTGTTATTTTTGATTATTATTTAGCTTGCTACATAAACTTAATTCTTATTTTTATACTGCAAACGATTCTCCGCAACCGCAGGTTCTATTTGCATTTGGGTTTATAAATTGAAATCCTTTACCATTTAATCCATCACTAAATTCTAATTCAGTGCCAAATAAATATAATAAAGATTTCATGTTAACTAAAATTTTTACGTTCTTATCTTCAAATAATTCATCACCTTGTTTTTTATCCGTATCAAATTCTAATTCATAAGTTAAGCCTGAGCAGCCTCCACCTTTAACTCCAACACGAAGATATGGTTTATTGAATCCACTTTGATTTATTAATTCATGGATTTTTTTACTTGCTGTTTCTGTTACTGTAATCATATTAAAAATTAAACCCAGTTCCTAACCAAAACGTCTTTCTAAATGGGTCATAATCTGCAGAAATTGATACAAATTTATAATCATGAGTAATTCCAACACTTGTTGAAACGTAATTGTCTATAAAGTTTTTAAACGAGTATCTTCCATTATTAGAAAGTATTTTCAGCTCATCATAAAACTGAAAATTTTCCTGCTCGTTTCCTATACCAAATGATAAATTAACACCAAAATGTTTCATTTCCCTTCCTACTCCAAAATATACTGACCATCCTTTAATTATATCTACTAATCTCTGGTCATTCCAAACTGTTGAAGCATTATAAAAATTCACATTTGAGTGATTATAAAATTCAGAGCGGTCACCACTCATAATTTTGTTAAACTGCCCTTTTAAATAAACGCCTTTTCCAATTGTAAACCATGCTCCAAGTTCATTATTCGTTGATAAATTAATACCAACTCTAACTTTATTTTTTTTACTAATAATAGTATCTCTTTTACCATTTAAATGCTGAAATATTTTTGCAGGTTTTTTATATCCCCATCTGTCGTATACATTCCAATCATAAACATTATTGTAGAAATATGGAGCTCCCCATCTACGCCATTGATTCCATCCGCCAATTCCACCCCACATCGGTGGAGAAGGCGGTTTAAAAGTGTTTTGTTTAGACCTATATTGTTCTCTTTTTATTTCTTGTTTATCGAAACTTTCGGTGGTTGTGATTCGCGATGTAGCAGTAGTTGATTGTGAAGAAATATTATTACGAATTGATAATTTCTGGTCTTTTTCAGTTTGAGAAAAAGTTGAAAATTGTAATAAGAATATTAAAAAAACAAATAAAATACATTTTTTCATAATACTTTATTTAACTATGTATCATTTTTGTTACCTTTTATAGGCCCGGTCTTTAATTTATTTGAAAAATTTCCTGTATATACACCAGTAGGTTGTACTACTATAAAGGTGCTTAATGAAAAAGATATAGATGTAAGTAACGTTTTCATACTCTTTTACATCTATAAATAGTGGAGGAGACGGGAATCGAACCCGTGTATCCATAAGGAACAATAACACCAGCGTATCACATGCTTAGATCTGCAAGCTGATCAGTAGTTGGGGCCACTAGTTTTGGTTAGCGTGCCTTCCACCACCTAATTTTACTCTAAACTAGGAAACTCACGGCTCGCAATATGCGTCCGGATGCCGTCTCTATAGCGTACGACTCGCTGCTGTTCTGTTGCGAGGCTATCAGCTGCCCCAAGCTTACTAAGCCGCGTATGCGTACTCTTCAGCACCTACAAATGCCACTAGGTCATCATAGGTCATTGTTGACATTTCGTCATTTATTGTTTGAAAATTTGTTTAAAGGCGACATATCCAAACGCCTGCATGTAGTATTACCTTCACATTACGGAGCAATACCTGGACTCCCCCATATTATAAAGAACTAACTATAAAGCAAAAGATATTGATCCTGCGTAGCCTTAGCGGCTGATTATTAGATGAAATCTTTTTACTTTACCTTTAAGGTTGAAGCACTATCACCTGAACCTGGTTGTAGGTCAGCTGTAAATCCTATAAATGTACAAATGACTTGACCACCTTGACCTTGTCTATTTGTTTGAGACGTATTTATTTGTCCCCATTTATCAGAACATTTTACAGGATAGGAAGGATTACTACATGCTGGAGGTGGTGAATACTGTCTGTATCCCCAATCACATTGGTAAGGGAATACACCAGGAATATTTACACATTCAGCAAAAGTAGCACCGTTTGTTGAACCAACGAATGGCTTAAGTTTTCCTGTGTTATCTTTATATCCGAAATCCCAAAATGCTCCGAAATTTGGAGAAAGGACGGAATCTACTCTCGGACCGAATGAAGTTACGTTTTGTTGTAGTATGGAATGTAGTCCATCAACACATGTGATATCAAATGATTCGCCCGCACCTGTTAGCTCACCGTTTTGCCACCATGTATTTACCGTAAATTCGAAATTATTAATACCGAATGGATAACCTGCAGCTTGTGCAGCTGTACACGCTTGGTTTTGAACTCCCCATGTAACGATAACACCAGTTAAAGCGGTTGTATCGCCTAAGTGATATTCAATACCTTTTTTAGCCCAAAAGTTACCAACATCTGATTGACTGTTGAACATGTTCGAAGAGTCCATACCAAATAGACCAACAATTGATTCTCCTGCTTGGAGGGTAACCCACACTTGAACTGAATCAAGTTGTGATTTGTTTACTAACACGACATCAGTGTATTGTGTTGTATCTACTGTTGGTAATGGTTGAGGTGGAGTTGGAGTTGGTTGATTCCAATTCCATAAAATTGCTCCTGCTATGAGAGAACCAATTCCGAGTGCAATTAAAATTTTTGCAATTTTTTTCATGATTTTATTTTATTTTTATTTTATGTGTAATTATTAGTTATAAATATATAAAATTAGACTAAAAAGTAAAGATAAGGCTTGTAAGGTGTCAAGGTATTACAAGAATATAGATGGTTGCTAGAGTTTACGATATAATTTACCTGAATTGTGATAAAGCTTGTTTTAATTGCGATTTTGATATAACGCCGGAATTTCTATATAAAACACTTCCGTTGTTTTCAATCATTATAGTTGGAACACTTGTTACACCGTACTTCATCGCCATATCTCTCTGCTGATCTACGTCTACATAAACTATGCCGATTTCAAGTTCCGAGCTTACTTCTTGGACTATTGGCTTAAACATTTTACAAGGTCCACACCAGGCTGCAGTAAAATAATATACCATACTTCTTTTTTGTAAAATTAAGAATTTTTCTCTGATGAAACAATATCTACAGAATGTTTTTGCTGTTCACCTGGAATCGATACTATTTGTGGTTCAATTTTATAAGTAGAGTTAAGAGTTTTCACTAAATCATATCCTTCATGTTCCCAAATTTCTAAAACCTGTGATGTATGAAAGTAGCGGTCAGGTCCGTCTAGAATAAACACGCATTGGTACTTATTGGAATTCTCTAAATGAAGAAGTCCTTTTTCTACACGTCCGACCTCAACGCCATTAGGGTGATTATCAGAAAATCTTCTATCTTCTGTTTTAGTGAGTTTTAACAAGACTCCTTGATACTTTGCAAAATCAAAAGTTTTATTTTCCATTATTAATAAATTACATTTTTATTTTTAATATCAATATCAATTACAATAGGTTTATTTATAGGGTCATAAAATCGATCGCATATGCTAGCGTTTACATATACTGTACCGTTAACTATACTTTCTCCATACCCTTCGTGTATATGTCCACATACATGTAGTACTGGTTTTATTTCTTCAATCTTATTTCTTAATTCTTCACATCCTGCATATTCTTTAGTAGATGGAACATAATCTAACCGACCTATAACAGGACAGTGGGTTATTATAATATCAGTATCTACTGGAATTTTATTCCAAACCTCTTTTATTTCAGCTCCTCTTTGTTTATTGAAAGCCCACTTTTCTCCAAAAAACCAAGGCGTTACAGGAGATCCCCATATCTTAAGTTTATTTACAGTTACGTCCTGGTTTTCCAAATAAGTAACGCTAGAACTGCTAGATTTAAGATCAGATAAAATATTACAAACCCACTCGGGCTTTTTAAGGTGCGAAAAATCGCCCCATAAATCGTTATCTTCATACTCTCTAAAATATTTTGGATCAAAACTCCTATCATGATTTCCAGCTATAAAAATAGCTCCGTATGTATAGTTTTTTGATTGCTGGTCTAACCATTTAATAAAATTTTGAACTTCTCCTTTTTGACCAACACTAGAAAAATCTCCTGCATGTATTAACAAGTCGCCTTCTTTGAGAATGTTTCCCGTTCCCTTCGAAGTTAAATACTTATGTCTAGTATGAGTATCACTTATAAGAACTACTCTCATACCTTAAATTTAAATTATTAAAAACTTAATATAAACATCCATAAATAAATAGGAATTCTAGTTAAATCAGAAGCTATTAGTATATTTTTTAAATTTCTTCATCTTTTTTCTTATCGTCTTTTTTTTCGAAAATTACTGATTCTGTTGTTAGTATAGTACCTGCTACGGAGGCAGCATTTTCAAGAGCAGTACGTGTGACTTTAGTCGGATCAAGAAGACCTGCTTCAGTTGCCTCTACTACTTTTTGATTTTTAGCATCATAAGTGTGAGCTGATTCTTGACTTTCATAATTCTTAATTTCACTTAAAATACGGTAGTGATCTTCAATACCACAGTTTGTTAAAATTACTTTGAAAGGAGCATGACAAGCTCTTTTAACTATATTCCAACCTTTTTGCTCATCGCTTGATGTTAAAGGTAATTTAATATTTTCGAATGCTGTAATTAATGCAAGTCCTCCACCAGGAACTACGCCTTCTACTAGAGCTGCTTTAGTAGCAAACAAAGCATCTTCTACCCTATCTTTCTTTTCTTTAATCTCAATATCGGAATTTCCTCCTACTGAAATAATAGCTACTCCGCCAACTAATTTACCAAGCCTCTCCTGAAGCTTTTCTTTCTCATAAAATGATGTAGCTTTTTCAATTTGATCTTTTATCTCTTCAGCTCTTAAGCTTATAGCATCTATATTACCTTTGCCATCAACTATAGTAGTGGTTTCTTTAGATACCGTAACAGTTCTTGCGACTCCGAAAAATTCCGTTAACTGTAACGGGGTTATTTTCTCTAGTTTATGTCCTTTATTTTTAGAAATTACCTGTCCCCCGGTTAAAATAGCTAGATCTTCTAAGATTAAAGTACGGCGTTCCCCAAAGTCAGGAGCTTTTACTCCTGCTACATAAACTATACCGCGCATTTTATTTACTATCAAAGTAGCAAGCGCTTCGTCTTCTATATCTTCAGCTACTATTAGTAAAGCTTTTTGATCGGAGTTGGCTTTAGTTAACGAATTTAAAATATCAGCAGCTTTAGTGATACGGCCATCGTAAATAAGAATATAAGGTTCATTCAAGACTGCATGCATTGTAGTATTATTAGTAACGAAGTATGGGGATTTGTATCCTCTATCAAACTGCATACCTTCTACTATCTCCAAAGCAGTTTCACCTGTTTTAGATTCTTCAATAGTAACAATACCTTCTCTTCCTACTTTTTCAATAGCAGCTGATATTAGATTGCCTATCTCAATATCGTTATTTGCAGAGATAGCTGCTACTTGACGAATTTGATCTTGAGAGGAAATATCTTTCGATATTTTTTTTAAGTTATCGATAACTTCTTTTACGTAAACCTCAATAGCTTTCTTAACCTCTACTGGGTTAGATCCTTGATTAATAAGCTTTAATCCTTCTTCAACCATTGTTGTAGCAAGAAGAGTAGAGGTAGTAGTTCCGTCTCCTGCTTCATTAGCAGACTTTATGGATACCTGCTTTACTAGCTGGGCACCAAGGTCTTCAACCTGGTCTTCAAGTTCGTGAAAGGAACGAGCTACTGTAACTCCGTCTTTAGTTACTTTTACTTCGCCAGATTTTTCTTTAATTAACACTGTACGGCCTCCTGGCCCTAAAGTGGAAGTTACCGATTCATTTAATTTTTTAATACCCGCAAGTAACTTATTTTTTAATTCAATTCCAAATACTGTTGTTGTCATTTTATGATACTTTACTGTTGTTGTATTTTTCAAAATCAGGATCAACTACTGTCTCTTTAAGAACTGATAAAACACTTAATTGTCCGCTTAATTTTGCGTAGACGTCTTGCTCTTTGCAAATAAAATATTCTTCGCTTTCTACAGTGATTCTTAGAGAACCTAGTTTAGGGATAAGAACTTTGTCTCCTAATTCAAGATTTGAAAGTACTAGTTTATCAGAATTAAAATTATACGTAGCAGAGACAGCAATCACTTCTCCCATCTCAGGCCTCTCTTTTCCTAAATCTGGAATAACAATATTACCATACATTTGTTCCTCTTCTTCTATAGGTCTTAAAATTAAATACCCATTTAACGGTTGTAACTTCGACATACTTTTTATTTTAATTTAATTTAAGAAATAATCTCCAAATCTTCAACTGTTACTAAAAAATAAAGTAATCCTTCTTTCTTTAATATTGTATCGGCCTGAAGATACTCTTTCCAGACTTCTATTACGGGAAAATCATCTTCCTTAATAATTTTTTTAATTAAAAAGAGTTTGCTATTAAATGGAATAAACTGCTTAGTAAGTGTAAACATAACTGGTACTTAGTAGGCTACTTATTTAATTCTCAAGAAAAGCTTTAGGTGTAGTAATAGAAATTTTTCGAGTAGCTTTACCTACAGCAATTGGTATATTTAAAGTCAAAAGACCTTTATCGAGAGATGCTTCAAGGTTACTTAAGTCGAACTTAGTTGAAATTTTCCAAGTAAGATCAAAACTTGATCTCTTAATACCCTTATAAATTGGATGATTTTCTTCCTGTTGTGCAGGTTTATCGTAACAAATTCTAAGAGAATCATTCTCAACAGAAATAAGAATATCCTCGACACTAAGGCCTACTGCGGCTATTTCAAAACGAATACCGCTTTTAGTTTCGAAAATATCAACAGGATGGGTTACTCTCTGCGTAATTGCAGAAAAATGTGCTTGTGCTTCTTTTAGGTCTTTCCATAGCAAGTCAAACGGATCGAGCTCGAACGCACGAAAAAGTGCTGTCATAGTTTTAAATTTGTGTTCCCTTACGGTGAACGATTAATAAATGTTTCAAAACTTAAGGCCTACTAAGTACCTTATTTATTTATAATAAATATATCTGTTTAAAGAAAACTAGTGTCCATCACGAAAATTAACCGAAACTTCCGGATCGGCAATAAGTTGCACACCTTCTAGCTTAGTTGTATTCTCCATACAGTCTTGTACTATTTCGCATGCACGTTTTACGTCTTCTTCTTTAACTTGGCATACTAGTTGGTCATGAATTTGACAAATTACCTGCCCTCTAATGCCTTCTCCCTTGAATCTCCTATTGATTTGTAGGGCTGCACGGTTTACTATGCTTGCTGAATAACTCTGAATTTGAAAGTTTAAACAGTTGTTAAGTGCATTTTTATAATCTCTATACAAACCAGTTGTGTACTCTACTCCATACTCTCTCTCCAAATCTTTTCTAAACCTCCAGTCTTCAATAAGCCTATCCCCTAGGGCAGAATAGATTTCCTTAGCCTGTGGCAAATGCCTGATTCGACCTACCTTATTCTTAATATAGCCGTTCTCTTTAACAAACTTTCTAGAATTCTCTCTCCACTTTCTTAATTCAGGAAATCCATCTAAGTAACCTTCTACAAGTCTTTCTCCTTCTTTCCTATCTACTCCTAACGACATTGCTAGGGCATATCCGGACATTCCGTACGGTACACCTAACGCATAACCTTTTGCAGTCTGTCTTTTGACGGGATCTATTTTTTTAAGAAAATTAGGAGCTTTGGTATGGGCACTTACTCCTTCAAGCTTTTCGGTTTTTATAGCAATATGAGAATAAAAATCTAAATCATTATTAAAAATATCTTTCAGACCTTGATCACCTGCTACTGTAGCAAATACCCGAGGTTCCAGAGATGCATAATCAGTATCAAGTATCTTAGTGCCTTCGTCAGCAATAAAGAAAGCTCTTACAAGGTTTGTATATCCAATAATTAAATCTTCCTCTTGACCTGGCTCTAGTGGCTTAGGCAACTGCTGCATATCTGATCCGTATCTTCCTGATACAGTACCGTTCTGCTTGAAATAAGGATAAAATCTACCATCCTCAGCTGAATCAAAAAATCGATCTACGTATGCAGTTTTAATTTTAGTAAGTTTATTGTATAAGCGTAAATGATTTGCCCATAAATATTTGTCCTTTATGGATTGGATCATATCTTCGTCAAATTGAGCCTTTCCTTTAGTAGTTGTTGAAATCGATTTCTCACCTAATACATCAAAAGCTATCTTACCCATTTGATCTTTAGACTGTATATTAAAGAACTGGCCGTCATTATCCTCTTTCCATAAAGATAAACTAACTTTAACAATTTGATCTTTAGTGAGATTTTCTATATCACCAGTCATCAAGTAATCCTTTATAGTAGAAGGAGATAGAGCTAATATAGCCGCTTTATTTATAGTAAATTTACCTGTCTTATTTGATTTAGGTAGATCGATATTATTTTGCTCGAGTAGACGTTGGGCAAATATACCTTTGCTTTTTGGAGGATACGCTTCTACCGCTTGATCAATAATCCATTTGCGTACTTTAGGCTCTTTTAATAACTCTTTGAGTACTGCTGTTGCCTGCACTTCGAGGTCTTTAGTTATTCTATCTTTAGTTTCTTTAATAAGAGAGATATCTAATCTAATACCGTGTTTCTCCATCGGTATAGTAACCTCTCTATAAACAGGCATCACCTCGTCTTCAAAGAAAAACTTTTCAAGACCTTCCTCTACTAATATTTTGTAAAAGTGATGATAGATACGTAGCGTCAAGTCGGTATCGGCTGCTGCATACTTTGATAGTACCACTAAATCAGCTTTGTATATCTCATAATTCTCCTTAGAAGTTGAACCGCCATTTGCTTTTATACTCTCTTTAAGAGCTATTTGTTCTTCATTAGCTTCAGTTTCTACATCTAAACCGATTTCCTTTTGAACCATTATAGCAATACTTTTTAATCCAAAAGGATTACCGTATCCAAATGCTCCTTCTTCTTTTACTGTATGCACAAGTAGAGAAGTATCAGCATGCAAATAATTTAACAAGTTAATTCCGTAAAAATTCTCTATATAACGTAAGTCGAAAGAAGCGTTATGACAAATAACTTTCTTCCCTATTAATTGCTTAATAACATATTTAGCTAAAACGTTAGCGTTTTTTCCTTCAATAACTACTTCTTCGAGTCTATCAGTATTCCATACCATTATAGGCATATAGTAACCTTTACCTACTTCACCAGAAATAGAAAAGCCGATAATTCGACCCTTTCTAGGATTCAAACTATCGGTTTCAGTATCTAACGCTACGTACTCGCTAGTTGCTATATGCTGAACTAACTCTTTTAACGTTTCTTTATTATTTACTATAACATAACTTTTTTGCTGCATTAAAAACCTTCTTGATTTTCTATCAATTTTTTTGCTTGATCGTAAGACATAGTTAACTCTTTTTTTCTACCCCTAGACTCTCTAGCGATTTCGAGCTCTTGACATAAAGTAGTAAACGCTTTTAGGTCTTTCTGAAAGCAGTATAAGCCTGCAGTCTGTACAAGAGATTGAAATTTGCTGAAAGATAGAGTAGGGTCACCAGCTAACTTCTTACCGTTTTGATAGTACAATTTAAGTAGTTTTAAGTTAAGCTCCAACTGCTTGAATTTGGGAGTTTGTAGGAGTTTCTTAGTTTCGTCGTAACTCCCTATAGTATAGTATGCGTTAAAACCTACGCCTACTAAGATTAATAATTCCAAAAATACAGTTATAAAGAAAAATGCTGTTGAATTCTCGCTACTTACGTCCAGCTTGCTAGCCGTTTTTTCTTTAGACTTATCCTCTATTTCGTTTAATTTCGTCTCTTTACTTTTTTGCAGGGAAGCAACTATTGAATCCCTATATTGTCTATCTACCCTTGACTTAGAAGGCTGGGTTCTGTAATAATTAATCTCTTTATCGTAATATTTCGCAATAGAATCGGCTTTCAATGAAATACTAGTTTCAAGAGTGGTTTGAATAGTCTCTGAATCATCAATTAATCTATGAGCTCCTTTTATTGATAGGTAGAAGCTTCCTGCCATTAATCCCATAAAAATAACTGATCCTACAGCTATAGAATAAGTAAATTTTTTTATTTGCAAAATGCTAATTGACAATTGTTCTAAGACAAACCTTTTAGTTAGTTCATAGCCAGTAAGGAAAAGTGCTACGAAAATAGCAAAAAAAGTATCCTGAAAAGGAAATAAAGGAGGGATACTATCAGTAATTGACTTTACAAAAAAGTATCCAAAGTAAATAAGGAATATATTACCAAGAAAAGAAAAGTAGTAGAGTATTCTATCTAAAGTAAAATAGTTTTGCTCAAGCTTATGCACCTCAAGCTTTACTCTTAGCTTATTATATTTATCTATCTTCATTTTATTTTTTTAGACTCTACGTATCGAGCCTTTAAAATTTCAGTTCTACGTTTAACTGAAGGTTTAATAAAGGTCTTTCTATCTCTTAATTCTTTTATTATTCCTATTTTATTATGTTTATTTTTATATTGCTTCAAAGCATGTTCAACTGAGCCATTTATATTTACTATTATCATATTTTATACTTCTTCTAATATTCCGTCCCTTACTAAATTTAATATATTATTACGAATTTTACTTGTTTTAGCTACGTGTATAGTTGTACCTTGCTTAAATAGAGTACTATCGTGCTTAAAATCTTTTAAGACTTTAAATTCTCTGACGGAGTGATTATATGGAAACAATTCGTTAAGTAGATCCTTACGTCTACTACAACCACAATCTTTAGCCCCCGCTAATTTAGCTAAACCTTCAGCTACTTTATCTATACCTAGAAAATTAGTAACCTTAGCAATGGTGTCGCCAAGACCTTCAGATTCTTTATTTGGATCAAAATTTTCCATATCAAGGGTTACTGCTGTCTAAATTTACTAATAATCCGTTCGTAACCACTGCAGTAGAGATTTAAAATTTATCTGAACGCTACTAGTTTGATTCTTTAATGAATAGACCTGTTTCTTAAAGTGTTTAAAAATGTTTTTACAAATATAAATATATACTTTACAGGGAAGATCGCTGCTTATCGTTTTGCCACTGACCGTTATATTCTTCAGCTGGAGTGCATTCGTGAAAATATATTTGAGCTACACGAGCGTCTTTTTCGATAAAAATCGTTTGAGTTACTAACATAATTGTTCCTATATTTTCAGTCTCAAAACCAGGATCAAATACGGGCGAATTAATTAAAGTACCGTTACGCCATAATGATGATCGTTGTTTAATAAAAGCTACACGATTATCTGGAATTCTACAGCCTTCCCAAAATGCAATATCATATGTACCTGGATGCAAAAGCCATCCTTGAACTTCTTCAAGACGAATAGTTTCAACTGGAGTATAAGTAGTTAATTCAGTTTTATTCTTTAAAACTTTACCTATCTTGAATTTTCTATATACAAGTTTTTCGTCGATTCCGTTTGGATCACCTACTCTATTTACCTCTTTAAGGGTTATATCATAACCAACTTGAGCTACTTTACCTTTAGTATTATCTAACTTAAGTAATCCTTCTTCGAGGATTTGTTGTGCATTTAACATTTTTGTAAATTATTTCCTAGGGTAACCTTTAATAAACTCATAAAATTCAGCTCGTGCAGCATCTTCTACTAAAAAGCATCCTGATAGCTTAGAGGTCTTCATATTAGCACCTTGATGCTTTACACCTCTACAGCTTACACAGTTATGAGTTGCTTCAATCATTACTGCAACACCAATATTATCTTCGCAAATTTTATCTACAGCATTATGAATAGCTACAGTTAATTGTTCTTGAATTGAACCTCTTCTACTAAAATGCTCTACAATTCGGTTAAGTTTACTTAGACCTACTACCCTACTTTTAAGGGTCGGCACGTAAGCGATATGACACAGGCCGTTAATAGTCTGATGATGGTGACTACACATACTCGTAATAGGGATACCTCCTTCAAATACTACTCCGTCATAACCGTCAGCCGGAAAGCTAGTCACAGAATCTAGCTGCTCATATCTACCTTTCCATAAGTCGTTTACGTAGGCCTTAGCCACTCTCATAGGAGTATTCGAGCTATTAGGGTCGTTTTCCCAGTCAACTCCTAAAGCAGTTAGAAAATTGCCGTAATGTAAAGAAGCAGCTTCAATAATAAGCTTCTTTTCACCTTCAGTTAAACAATTTCTTCCTTCTTTAATTGCGTCTCGCAAAAAAGTACTAATACCGTTAGCATGGCCAGCTTGTGCAAGCTCTAGTTTTTCAATTTTAATATGTTTATCTCTACTCATAATTCAAAGATATAAGGATATCGATTTTAAACGTTCTTCTACTGTACCTTTTAATATAACTACTTTTTCTTTAGGAATATAATTTATCATAAATTCTCTTATAACTTGATCTATTTTTAATTGCAATTCTTGACTTAAGCGATCAGGATCGGCTTCAAAATCAAACTCAACAGGTATATAAAAAAAACGTTCTACTTGATCTTTAGTTTCTTCAAATAGAGTAATAAGGTTTTCAATATCAAGATTAGGGGCTAAAATTTGGGAGTAAATAATACAATCAACAATACTTCGAGTACTAATTACATTTTTATGTGTTAAGTAATTTTGATAAGCCCAAGCAGATAGTTCATTTATTACGTATTGCTTTTCATAACCTGATAATTCCAGCTGCTTGCCTATCTTAATAACAGGTCTTGAGAAACCATCAGTAACATAATACCCGGGATAATTAGTAGCAACCTCTTTAAGTAAGGTAGTTTTTCCGGTCCCGTGAGATCCAAGTAATATTTTCATTTAAATATTTTATATAATATATGAATATTTACTGAAAGGTCCAAGTATTCTTAAAAAATTCTACCCAAGTAAGAAGAGACGTAGTCCGTAAAATAGAATATGCTTCGTCTACAGTTTTTGCGGTATTTTCGATACTAGCTGTTATTATAACTTCCCCTGAATCTAATTCCGGAATTACTTCGTGAATTACTGAGCCGCAAACGGGGTACTTTTCATGATTTTTAACAATATCTTCTTGTTTATTAAAGCCTTTTAATTCAGGATAGCGAGTAATGAGTGCAGGATGACCGTTATAAATTTTGCCTTTGTATTCACTAAAAAACCCAGTAGGTAATATTCTCAAAAATCCATGTAAAGTAATTAGCTTTTTTTCAAGTAGTTCAGGAAAAAGATAATCTTTTAATACAGGCTTAAACGGTATTGTCTTTATTGTTACACTATTTTCTCCAAAGAATCTCAGGTTATCATCAGATATCTTACTTAATCTATTAGTAACAAGGAGACTAGGGAGAAACCCGGTTTCTTTAGCTATAGCAATAATCTCGGATCCGGTCTGAGATATTAGTATTCCCCAGTTTTCTTGAACTTTTATCATTGCCCCATTGCTTTTGTACTAAACATTCTAACGTTATTTAAAACGCTATTAAGAAGTCTTTCGTTTGAAACACGTACTGGACAGATATCTAAAGAACCTCTACGGGCATATAATAACATTACGCTACAGTCTTCTACGTTAGGGTTCGACATAATTTCAGTAAATAACTTCTCGGCACAGAATTCATGAAATTCGTTTACCTCGCGTAAGGAAATAACAAGCTTTAGCAGTTCTAATTTATTTACAACACCTTGCTTAGTTTTAATAGCAAAGTAAGCAGCTCCAGTATCTTTTTGCTTTGTATGTCGACATCTAGATCTTAGAATATTAGTAAAGTACATATACATATTAGGACCACTACCTTCTTTAGTTACTACATTATACTTTCCTTGTCCTTTATAATCAGCAATTTCCATAGACTCTAATTCTTGGGAGTTTATTTCAGTAAACAAGTCACTATAACCACGGCCTGGATCTTGATTCAATCTAGTATCGTCTCCTGATCTAAAGAAGCCTACTCTCACTTCAGCTCCAATTGCTTTACTGATATCTTTTTTTACCTGTTTTTCGTAATTGTCGATAGCTTCTTCTAAAGTATCTCCCATCTTACACATATCAAAGGTATTCAAATAGAGTTTAAAAGATTTAGATTCTACCATGAATTCTGAATTTGCAGGGCAGATAACTTTTAAGGTACCTGCTACTGGAAGTCCATTGCTAAGTAGAAAAGTAGCTTCGTGACAATGCCAAGTATCAAAGCCTACAAATTCATCTCCTTTAATACCCCAATCTTGACGTGCAAGAATACGTGGCATAGGATTTAACTGTGAAGGATCAAATGTATCTGTATAAACAGCATAGGAATTAGCCGAACCAAGGGTTTTAGAGGCTACATCGGTCATATTACTTAACATAGGAGCGGAAGGTTTTTACGTTTTCGAAAATTAAATTTATTTGTTCTTCTTTTAGCTTAATATCTAAATTATCAGCTAATTTATCTTTTGGTTTAGAGGATGTAAGTCCGTTAGGTCCTAATCTATTACCGGACCAGCCGTTGACGATTGGTGAGCTAGTATCAAGAGAATAAATGTAGCGTTGCAAATGACTTTGATTATACCTATAGAGTTGAAACTCTACAGGGTTTTGACATCCTAAAAGATGAAACCTATAGGAACCTCCAAAAAACTTATACCTACTGGCATACCACCAATTCAAAAACCTAAACCGTACAGTTACATGATCAGAATCAGGTACTAGATCGAAAGGCAAGGCAATAATATCAATATCTTTTTCAACATAAAAATCGATACAATCAGCAATTTGCTCAAAAGTATCTCCTTGACATACCCCGATATACTTTAAATTATCGGATTTATATTTACCTAAGTACTCTACTGCATTTGCAATAGTTTGCCTGTAGTCGTTAACCTTATCAGGTAATACAAGGTGGCTAGGTCTAAATTCTTCTCCTAGTTCGTACAACTCTTCCCCGGATATTGATTGACCTAATTCAAATGCAGAATTATCGAGAATAGAATAAGAGGCTTCTTTAAGCTTCTTTTTATAAAACTCAGTATAACCTCTATCGTTATTTAGTAAATGCCCTAGTACATAAGGGTAGTCACTGATTAGGTCATGATAAGGAAATAACTGTTTAGGTATTTCGTGACTTATTTTTGTCATATGTTTACTTTTTTATGTTCTAATAATACTTGCTCAACATGTGCTCTAGCTACTTCCCAACTTACAGGCCCGTTTTCATCAGCATATTCTACAGGATCGGGACGATCTAGTTTAATAAATGCTTCAATACGTTCTACTGATGCAGCTGATTTATAATCTGAATACCATTTAAATGCGTAGGTCTCTGGACGGTAATAATGCTTAATTGGTTTATATGAAGTATTAGTACGCTTGTATACTTCGTTAAAGTCTAAGCCTAATTCTTCACAGCAGTCTTCACCATCTACCAGGATATCGTACTTATTCATTTCAAGATAGGGAGTGTAGACGCTGACTAACTCTGAATTCCAATTGCCGATTCTAAATGCTTCCATATCAGCGTCTCTAAATTCTTGACGGCAATCCGGATAGATGTCATGATCGCCCGCATGCACACCTAATGCAATCATAACATTCTGTCCTATAGTGCAATCATCAGTTATTGGCCTGGTAGCAATAGATAAAGCTACTGCCTGTATAATTGAACTAAAGATCTTATTCCGGTTAGGAACTACTGTCTCTTTCATATTCTCTTGTTGATAGTGGCCCTCCGGTACATCTTGTCCGCCTTCAACTAATGCTGAATTAAGTAGTTCTTGTAATCCTTTTAATTTAATAGTTTGATGTGTTACAAAATAAGGATAATCTACTGTTTTAGATTCTTCGTCTACAACACAATATGAATTGATGTACTTTACTAATGATTGAGCACGCTCTAATTCAACACGATGTTTTTGTCCATAATCAAAAGATAGAGCTGTTACTTCGTAACCGTTAGCTAATAAATGAAGAAGTAATGACGAAGAATCCATCCCGCCACTAAGTGAAAGCACAACTTGTTTTTTCATCTGTTAAAAATTTAAATAAAGAGCGTATTATTTTATTATCCGATTAGCTCCTTAACCGGCTTTTTTATCTTCTTTACTACCGAGATCTTTCTGAATAGAAATTATTTGATTGGTAACACCAGATACTAAGGTACCTAATTGCTCCCAAATCCTGTCACATTCGTTCTGCAGTTTTTTAATTGCTACCCATTGAATTACTTGTAAAACAATTAAAAGTACTATTATACCTATATAAATTGTTTCTTTTGTTAAAGTTATTGTCATCTTTTAATATACTAATTTTCTACTGAGTCTTCAAAATCTCCACGCATAAATTCGTAAGCTTCAGGCGTTCCAGGAAAGGCTATAAAATCGGGACGCTCCATAACTCTCTTTAAAATCTTTATTGTAAGATCTCTGTCCTTAGTGTCTATGACTAAGGGTTCGAAAACAAATTCAGATTCTACATCATTTTTATAAGTCAGATAGTATAGGCTACCGGCACCGACGTGCTTAATTGCTTCGTAAAAACTTTCAGCTGTTGTCTTTTTCATATAACGAATTTATATATTCTTTTAAACGATCTACAGGCTGCCATCCTAGACGCTCAATAGCGTCGTTATTTAGTCTAATAGTTTCACGGTAATTTCCCTTTTGCTCAGATATTAATATTTTTTCGCATTTAAACTTTTTAATAAACATATCTGCTACCTCATTGATCGAATAATTTTTACCTGTACCAAGCTCCCAAGCATCCTCATGCTTTTCATTCGATTCGGCTACTCTAATCAATCCGTCTACAATATCATCTATATAGGTAAAGTCACGGCGTTGTTCTCCGTCACCTATAATTGTTATAGGATTATTTTTTCTAATTTGTGCTCTCCAAACTCCAATGACTGCAGCCATATGCGAATCTACTAATTCGCCTCTTCCATATACGTTATAGAATCTGACTATCTCTGCATTTAAACCATATACTCCTTTAAGCATCTTAATCCATTCTTCTCCCATATGTTTTGTTAATGCATAAGGAGAAATCAACGGATCATGGTGTCTTGAAGACGATCCTGCATATATTAACTTAGCATTAGCTTTTTTTGCATATCGAGCTACTTCTACTGTTCCGACTGTATTGATTGAGATTGTTAGCTGCTCAGCCTTAAATGATGGTTGTATTCTACTTAATGCTGCTAAATGAAATATATACTTATACTCTTTTAAAGGTATATTTTCCATTGCTCTCACATCACCTCCTAAAAAGCTTGAACCTTTAGCTATTTTTGCTTCTCTACCAATATAAAAGTTATCGATAATATCTACTTCGTAACCCCTGCGCAATAAGTCTTTTGTTAAAGCATAGCCAATAAATCCACATCCGCCTGTTACAAGTACTTTTCTATTTACCATACCCCTACCGCTCTTTTTAGTAATCCACTTATACATAAAGTTAGCATCTAGAGTTGGTTGTGTAGCTATCATTTTAATTAAAAGTATCCCAAAATAATTTTCTAACCTTTGCTCCTAACTCTTGATCATTAGGTGTAGATTTAACTGTATGAAATGATACTAAAAAATGTTTTAAGTGATCATTTGGTGGATCAATAGGTTCTATTAACTTATTGCAAACTTGGGGTTGATAGCAACCTTGTCCTGCTCCTTCTACATATCCATACCTTAGATCAATATGAGTTGATCTTGTATAAGGTGTCTTTTTACCACATATCAAACACTCATCATAGTTATCATCGTTAACTGATCCTACAGCTATAACATAGCCTTTATCATCAATTTTAAGAGGTACGTGTTGTTGTCCCATATTATAAAGAATTTAAAAGTTCTTTAATTCTCTCTTCTAATACATTGACTGTAGTGCGAAGATGACCTGTATCAGTAGGTTCAAATCTTGATCTTAATACTTGTATCTCAGCAAGTAAAAATTCAATATGTTGTTTTTTGTCTTTAATTTCCATTTCGTAAAATTTTTAATTTATTACAATTATTTCTCCGGGATTATGAGCTGGAGTGTGATATTTAAATTTATGTTTATCTAATATATTTATAGTTAGTTTTTTCATTCTTTCAGAATATCCTGTTATTATTCTAAACGGAGTATTATTTATTAAAATAAAATTTTCAACTAAATCTTGTAAATCATAACGGGATATACCATGAAGATCTAACTCTTTCATAAATCCTTAGTTTGATTGAAAACATCTACGATCATATAAATCATAAGAGCAGATATTCCAATAATAAAAATTAAAAATATAATATCATCCATTTATTGTTTTTTACTATTAATAAAATTTATTAAGCTTAACATTGTTGGGGGCCATAAACCAATAAATATTGCTTTATGTGGTTCATTTTGAACTAAGTAAATATATTCAGTAACGAAAATACAAGCTATAGTTACTATAAGAATAAGAAGTTCACTAGTGCTGAATTTTTTCATGTTTTATTTTTTTATAGAGTTATTAATATCTTCTATTGTTATTAATGTAAGGTAGGATAGTATTATAATTATAAAAAATTTTGATAATCCAATTCCTATCATAATTTTAATTTTTATCAATTAATGTATCAACTAATACATAACCAAAGAACATAAAGCCTATTGGTAAACTAATCTCAAAACCTATTCCTACTGATAATCCTAGTCCAATAATTAATTTAATTGCTTTTAAAGCATCACTAATAATTCGTTTTGACCAGAAACTATAATAGTTTTTCATATTATACATTTAATGTTATTTTATAACTAGCATCAAATACTTCTTCCCAAAACGGCTTTTCTTCTGTTCCATAATTCTCATATACCTTTCCATCTAAACCTAGTACTATTGTTCCCGGTCCAAAATTATTACCTTGTATAAAATTATTTTCATTAAATATACATTTTCTTTCTACTGTTTCTTCATCAAATATTACTGTTATTTTCATATTATACGTTTAATGTTTTATTCCAAGCGGCAATATGTAAACGTGTTAATCCTCTGAATCTATACTTCTTAGCCATCTCTAAACAGAATTGAGTACGCTCTTCAAAATCCTTAACATCATCTAAACCAGGCATACACACTACATTTTTAAGTGGTATATCTAACGGTTTAACAAAATCTTCAAATATTTCTATAACATCATTTTCAGTACTAATAACAAATTTAAACTGGTAATTACTATGTTCCATAATACGTCTAAGACCAGCTTCAACAAAACGTTGCTTTTTAGTCATACCTGAATTAGCTAGTTTAGGTGAGCAGTTAATTTGATCTAAAATATTAAAGAGATCTTCTTCAATAACTACAGTGCCATTTGTTTCAACTTCATTAAAGACTTTGTAGTTTTCAAAGTTTTCTATAGTACTCCAATACTTAAAGAAGTTAGTTATAGCTTCCTGATGACCTTTAATTGTAGGCTCACCACCAGTCCAAATGATATGTATATTACCGTTTTTAATATCGTCATATACGCCTTGTCCTTTCCATCTATTAATTAAATACTGGAACTCTTTTTCTTCTCCTCTCCATAACCACTG